AAATCATGCCGACACTCCTGAAACCAGGCGAAGCGTTCGCCGTTGACCCCAAGTCCCCGATCGCGGGAGGCACCGTCGCGCCGCAGACTGACGACCAGAAGAAGCTGCGTGCGCTCATCGAACGTCGGCACCCGGAGTACCACGAGTACAAGGACCACTGGGACTTCCTCGAAGACACCTACGAGGGCGGCCGCGAGTGGTTCAAGGACAACGTCTTTCGGTACATCAAGGAAGGCGACCAGGAGTTCTCGGACCGACTGAACCGCGCCTACCGCTTCAACCACAGCCGCGAAGTCGTGGACCTGCTGAACAAATACCTGTTCAAGCAGAACATCGTCCGCAACGAGGCTGACGCTCCCGATTCCGTCAAGCGCTTCTGGCAGAAGTCCACAAAGAACGGCCTGCACATCAAGGAGCTGTCGCGCCAGATCAGCAAGAAGTCCTCGATCTACGGCCGCATCGGCATCGTCATCGACAACACCAACGGCGTGGGTGCCGCGCCCGTGGTGTCCAAAGCCGACGAGAAGAATTCCGGCGTTCGCACGTACGCCTATGTTGTCGGCCCCGAGCAGCTGCTCGATTACGCCTTCGACGAGGATGGCGCGCTCGAGTGGATTCTGATCGAGGAGTGCGTGCGAGACGCCGCCGATCCTTTCGAGTCCTCTGGCGACGAGAAGGAGCGCTACCGTCTGTGGACCAAGCAGCAGTGGATGCTGTTCGAAGAGGTCAAGGAAGGCCGGCGCAAGGTCGTGAAGATGGTCGATTCCGGCGATCACGGCCTGGGCATCGTGCCGGTCGTGCTGGCTGACAACATCATCTCCGATGAGGAGTATTGCGCTCAGTCGCTGATCGACGAGATCGCGTACCTGGATCGTGCGGTGGCCAACTACCTCTCGAACCTGGACGCCATCATTCAGGACCAGACCTTCTCGCAGCTGGCCATGCCGGCGCAGAACGTGCTGCCTGGCGAGGACAATTACACAAAGCTCACCGAGATGGGCACCAAGCGCATCTTCCTCTACGACGGGGAAGGTGGCGCGCAACCGTTCTATCTGTCGCCTGATCCAAAGCAGGCGCAGATGATCCTGGCGGTCATCAACAAGATCATCAGCGAGATTTACCACACGGTCGGTCTTGCCGGTGAGCGGACCAAACAGGACAACGCGGTCGGTATCGACAACTCTTCCGGCGTGGCCAAAGCCTACGACTTCGAGCGAGTGAATGCTCTGTTGGCGGCCAAGGCCGACTCGCTGGAGGCGGTTGAGAACAAGATCGCGCACATCGTCGCAAAGTGGAGCGGTGAAGATGCTCGCATCGAGAAAGACCTCGTGTCTTATCCCGACGACTTCGACACTCGTGGCCTGTACGACGAATTCGACATCGCCGCACGACTCATGCTCATCAGCGCACCGGACGCGGTTCGCCAGGAGCAAATGAAGGCGGTGCTCGACAAGCTGTTCCCACAGCTGGCCAAAGACCTTCGCAAGAAGATGGAAGCCGAGCTGAAGAGCTGGCCTGTCGATCCGATGGAACTGACCCAAGACCCGAACGCCGCGCCGGCAAAGAAGGACGAGGGGGCAGGGAAGTCGAAAAGCAATCAAGGGGCCGTAGGCACCTCGAAGGAGGAATAACCCTCCGCACGCCGACAAGAGACTGTCGGCGTTTCCAAAACTGATGACCAAGAGAACGGTCAGAAAGGCATACGATGTTCGTAACTCGCAATGTTGCAATGAAGTACCGCAACCCCACCAACGGAGATGGTGGAGACGGTGGCGGTTCGGGTGGTGGTGGTTCTGGTGACGGTGGCCAGGGCGGTGGTGACGGTGGTGGCTCGGATGACGATGCTGCGCGAAAGGCTGCTGAAGAAGAAGCTGCTCGCAAGGCTGCGGAAGAGGCCAAAGCCGGCGGCAAGAAGCCCAGCGACGAAGAGGCTCGTCTTCTCAAGGAGAACATGAAGAAGAAGGAGCAACTCGACAAGGCCAACGCGGAGCTCAAGAAGGCTCAGGAGATGCTGAAGTCCTTCGAAGGCATCGACCCCGTGGCAGTCAAGAAGCTGCTCGAGGATCAGCGCACGGCCGAAGAGAAGGCTCTGGAAGCCAAGGGCGACTGGGACCGTCTGAAGGCTCGCATGGCCGAAGAGCACGGCAAGGAAGTTCAGACACTGCAAGAGCAGATCAAGCAACTATCCGAGCAGCTCAATAACACCCAAGGCACCATCAAAGACCTGTCGATCGGCACGCAGTTCAGCCAGAGCAAGTTCATTGCCGAGGAGCTGACCCTGACGCCGGCGAAAGCCCGTGTGATCTACGGCGATTACTTCGACGTGGAAGACGGCAAGGTCGTGGGTTACGACAAGCCGCGTGGCGCGGCCAACCGCACCGCCATCGTTGACCAGTACGGCAACTCGGTGGCGTTTGAGGACGCGCTTCGCAAGATCGTCGAGGCTGATCCGGAGAAGGACCATCTGCTCAAGAGCAAGATGAAGCCTGGCGCCGGCTCGGATTCGCGCAAACCTGCCGGTAGCACAAAACCGGAAGTGCCTGCTGATGGTATTTCCAAGATTGCGTCCGGACTCAAAGGTCTGAAGATCGCTTGATACTAAGTCACCGATGACTTGCATTTTTCCACAAATTGTGGTATAGTGCTGCCTCATCGGTGACTTAGAGCGACGTAAGGGCCGAGACATTGACAACCTCCCCTGGAAAGGATTCATCAAATGGCTCTCCTGCGCCAAGAAGCTGAAAAGCTGAGCAACAACCAGCTCATCTCCGGCGTGATCGACCAGATCATCGACCGTGACGACCTCATGGCCGTGCTGCCCTTCGTGGGCGTGAACGGCAAGGCCTATGTGTACAACCGCGAAAACACCCTGGGTGGTGCATCGTGGCTCGACCCGAACGAAGCGATTGGCGAAAGCGCCGCTACGTTCACCGAAGTCGTGGCCAAGCTGCGTATCCTGGCTGGCGACGTGGATGTGGACAAGTTCCTGCAAACCACCATGGGCGACACCAACGACCAGATGGCGATCCAGATCGCCAAGAAGGCCAAGGCTGTCTCTCGTGAATTCCATCGCACCATGGCTCGCGGCGACGCTACCGCCAACACGAAGGAATTCGACGGTCTGCCCGCTCTGGCTGCTGCTGCTGGCGGCACCCAGACCGTGACTGCCGGCGCCAACGGCAACGCCCTGACCCTGACCATGCTCGACGAACTCGTTGACAGCGTGCCCAACGGTCCTGACGTGATCGTGATGCGTCGCGGCACCATCCGCGCCTTCCGTGCTCTTCTGCGCGCCACTTACGGCACCGACGCCGTGATGCAGCAGCTCGAGAATTTTGGCCGCCCCATGCTGACTCACAACGGCATTCCGGTCATCATGAACGAGTTCCTGGCCGCTGACGAAGCCCAAGGCTCCAACGCCAACACCTGCTCCGTGTACGCTCTGCGTCTGAACGAGCTGGATGGTCTGCACGGCCTGTATGGCGGCGACAACGCCGGCATCGTGGTCGAGAACATCGGCACCGTTCAGAACAAGGATGCCACCCGCATCCGTCTGAAGTGGTACACCGGCATGGCCCTGAAGAGCACCCGCTCCATCGGCCGCCTGAAGGGTGTGTCCAACATCTGATCGGTGTTGGCAGTCAGTCACAACTGACGTACAATAAGGGCAAGCTCAAAAGGCTTGCCCTTTTTTC